GCATGGCTGGGTTCCCCCTAGCGAAACAATGACACCGCCCCCACCCGAGAAATACATCGAGATCAAGGGGAAGAAATGACTGACGAAAAAATTATTGAAATAGCAAAAAAATGTGGTTGGGACAATCCAGCCACAAACATGGCCCCTTTATATGAGTTTGCCAAACTGGTAGCAGAGCATGAGCGTGAAAACTTCTGCGCCTTATTGCGCCAGATGCACGACAGCATCAGCCTGCAAAGTGACCCGACTGGGCTCAAGATAAGAGGTGAAGCATGACTGACGAACAGATCATTGAGATGGCTAGACAGGTTGGCATAAAACGGCGCACTGATAAGTTTTTCTCAGAATATTGTGACGGTATTTATGATGATGATCTTAAAGCCTTTGCCAAACTGGTAGCACAGCATGAGCGTGGTAGAATGTGCGAACAATGTCAATGGAGTAAACATGAAAAAGCAGCGTGCAATGAAACCAATTGAACAAAGATTTTGGGAAAAGGTCAACAAAGAAACCGCCAATGGATGTTGGGAATGGAGCAGTGCCGTTAGGGGGAATGGTTACGGTGCTTTTTTTACGCACTTACTTAATGAGGGGCGTAAATGTCACGGGGCACATAGGTATTCATGGATGATGGTCAATGGGCCAATTCCTGAGGGCTTATGGGTACTACACAAATGTGATAACAGAATTTGTGTCAATCCAGATCATTTGTTTCTCGGAGACAGAACTGACAACATGCGTGATTGCGCTAAGAAAAAACGAGTTTGCACAATAGGTCAATCAAATAAAACCCATTGCAAACGAGGACATGAATTCACGGAAAAGAACACAAAGTTAAACAAAATTGGTCATCGTAGTTGCAAGACTTGCATTGCGATACGAGAAAAATTAGTACGCAAAACAGCAAGAGCAAAGCATGACTGACACATCAAAAGAATACACATTTACTGCGCCACCCAAACCCGTGGGATATTGGGTTTTGTATGAAGGCGCACCTCAACTAATGATGTTTGCTATGCACCACAAACCGACTGACCAGCAGATCAAAAACACAGAAGAACTACTGGGTTGGAAATGGAGAGACGCATGACTGAAGAACAAATACTCGCTGAGATGGAAAAGATTAGAGAGGCACAGGCACATTGGCAGAGCGCACAGGATGGCTCTTATGAGATGGCCCTGCACTACGCAGGCTACACACGCCTGAGAAATGAACTTAAAGCATTAAGAGAGGCTAAACATGACTAAAGACGAAGCCCTACGCATGGCGTTGGAAGCGCTGGATGCGTTGTGCATCAATGACTACAGCGGGTATGAACTTGGAAAACGAGATGCACACCTTGTTGACAACGCCCTTACCGCAATCAAAGAAGCCCTAGAAGAAGCCCTAGAGCAAAAGCAACAGGAGAAACAAAATGACTAAAGACGAAGCCTTGCGTATGGCGCTGGAGTATTTGGAAGAAAGTAACAGCTATCTTGGGTCGCTTGACTACAGTGAACCAATTGCAGCTATCAAAGAAGCACTGGCACAACCAAAGCGTGAAATTTTAGGTAATGTTGATTACATCCCGTGTTGCACAGACCAGACTTGCCCAAAATGTAAACCTCCACAATCAGAGCCTGAATGGGTTGGTCTGACAGAAGAAGATATTGATTCTGCTGAAATTCATCTAACCTCATGCCGCAACAATCACGAATCATGGATTGAAGGCATACATGAATTTGCTAATGCCCTAGAAGCCAAACTCAAGGAGAAGAACACATGACTGACGAACAAATCATTGAAATGGCTAAAAAATTGGGTTTTGAGCGTATGCGTATAGACCATGATTACTATCTTTGCTTTTCAAATGAAATCGTGGAATTTGCCAAACTGGTAGCACAGCATGAGCAGGGTGAGCCACTAAAAGACATGAGCGAAATGAACCGAACAATTGCTTACTGTGCCGCATCAAAGCTACGTGAAATTGGCTATGAGTGGGATGGTAAAAACTGGGTTCAGAAAGCGCAGGAGCCTGTGGGGTGGATAAGCAACAAAGACTTTGAACCCATCAGAATCAGGATTATGCAAGAGGCTTATGAACTTGCAGACAGCAATAATCCTGAAGGCTACAACGCAATCAAAGTAATGTGTGGGGATGTTCAAAAAATGTTGTCACCACAGCGCACATGGGTAGGGCTGACGGATGAGGAGGTTAACCAGCTATACACACAGATTCAAGAACAAGTTGACAAGCATTGGACTGACGGCGGCACCAGCATGATGTTCCCAACAACTTTGTATAAGGCTTTTGAAGCCAAACTCAAGCAAAAAAACGGCTACGCCGAGGAGAAGAACACATGAGTGCCGAACCTATCCCCGCCAAAGATGTAGCGGCCAGCATCATGAAAATCATGGATGAAGTTGCTCAGGAATATCCCGAAGAGGAGCGCGAAGAGTTGAAGGCGGTTATGCTTGGATCGCTGGGCATGGCGCTGTTTAATGGGCCAGTTGAAAAGGAGAAGAACACATGAGCGAAACACCTACAGCATTTCCGTGGACACATGGCGATTTAACTTGCACGGGTATGACCCTGCGGGACTACTTTGCGGCAAAGGCTATGCAAGCGGCAATCACTGGATGCGCAACAAGAGGTGAAGTCGGTATTTATTCCAATTGGGCGGGTCTTGCTTACGATATGGCAGATGCAATGCTGAAAGCGAGGGAAGCATGAATCAAGCAATGAAAGTTGAAGGGCCACTTCATGTGGTTTGCCAATGCGATAAATGCAAGGCAGAAAGCCAAGAACCTGTTGTTAAGTTGCAGGAGCCTACGGTTGAACGTGCTTGGTTCACGATTGCTGAGTTGAACGCATGGGCTGACAAGAAGTTATCCGAGAATCCACATTGGGTAATGCCAAAAGAGGAGCATGAGCGTAATGAACCCCCACCACAGCGCACATGGGTAGGCTTGACAGATGAGGAAATACAAGAATGCTTACAAGGTTTGCCAACACAGACCATTGATGTTTACGCAAGACGCATTGAAGCCAAACTCAAGGAGAAGAACACATGACAGACGAGGACTTGGTTAAAAACCTAGCTTGGTTTAGACAAGAGGCTGGTCTTGAATCTGCGTATCCCGTTACGCACCCCATGTCAATGTTTGTTAGGGCAATCGCCGCAAGAGAGCGCCTAAAGAAGCGTGAATGGATAGGGCTGACGGATGAGGAGATCGGCAAACTGTACCGTGATGGGTGGTCTAACAACATGGAATTTGCCCGAGCCATTGAAGATAGATTAAGGAGTAAGAACACATGATTGAAATTACATTTGCCGATATGTTTTTGTTGCTGTGGGCTATGTTAGCCACGGTGTTTTGTATTGTTTACCGTGAACAAGAGACATCGCACAGGCGGTTCATTGGTCTGCTAATCAAGGACAAGAACAGCCGCGAACGCTTCTTTGCGGAAATGGACAAACACCTTGGGGAGGAGAGCGCTTGAACGCCATGCAATACTTAAACAACCTGCGCCCAGCCATACCCATGTCCGTTGAAAATCCATGCACACAGATGAGCGGTGGTGAGCTACGCCGACACATCCAACAAGGCGCGGTGTTGATTAACGGGGAGCGCATTACACACACCGAGGAGATTGACTTCCCTGTTTTCTCTTTGGTGTTTTTCCCAAAGTCTGCAACCCGCAGAACAACTATTATTTAACCCATGAAGACCGACTTCAAAACGTGGAAGCGGGAGACGCTTGAACAGTTTGCCCGTGAAACGGCAGACGAACTCATCGTCTTGCGGGAACTTAATAAAGCACTACATGATGCATGGAAAAAGGAAGTAGCACTCAATGCGAAAATCAAATCACGCGGCAATTCGGGCACTGCTACACCAGAACCCTGACGGACTTATGGTCAGCGAGGTAGCTAAAGCATTGGGCGTGAAGAACGATTCAATAAAAGTTGCCTTGCGAGCTATGGTCGATACCTATGTAGATCGTTGGGTCAAATTGCCTAGTTCGCCAATGGCCGCTGTATGGTGTGCCATTGAAGTTCCACCTAACTGCCCTAAACCAGATGACTCCAGAAGCAAAAGTAAAAAAGAAAATAAACGCTGCACTTGATGCGGTGGGTGCGTACCATGTGAACTACATTGGAGGGCTTGCTGGTAACAACGGCACGCCTGACATCATCGGATGTCACCGAGGTAGATTCTTTGGGATTGAGGCCAAGGCTGGTACGAACAAGCCTACGGACTTACAGATGAAACGTCTGCAACAAATAGCTGATACAGGTGGGCTTGCATTAGTTATTAACGAAACCAATATCCTGTACCTTGTCGGGTGCATGGACAACATCACAAAAGCTGAGAGCAACTATGAGCAATTCAGAACCAACCACAGAAACACAGATGACCAACCAGAACCCAGACTACTACGTAAACAAACAGCAGAACAAGAACAGCTCGAACTGCAAGGTTTGCAGTTGGGAACAAAGATAATCAAATGAGCATACTCTGCATAGACTTTGAAACCTACTACGACCGTGAGTATGGTTTTGCNAAGATGACGACTGAAGAATACGTGCGTGACCCAAGGTGGGAGACCATCGGGTTNGCATACAACATTGACGGGGGCCCGACCACTTGGGTTCCTAAACCTGATGTTGAGCGTGTGATTAAGTCTATTGACTGGTCGGACAAACTTGTCCTGTGCCAGAACACCGCCTTTGATGGAGCCATACTCGCATGGCGCTACGGGGTGCAACCACAAGGGTGGCTAGACATCATGGGTATGTCTCGTGCCCTATTCCCGCATGAGAAGTCGCACAGTCTCAAAGCCCAAGCCGAGCGCATGAGTGTCGGGGTCAAGGGCACTGAGGTTGAGAACGCGCTGGGTAAGCACTACAAAGACTTCTCGGCAGAAGAACTGTCACGCTATGGCAACTATTGTTGCAATGACGTAGTTCTAACGTTAGAACTTTTCAATAAGTACATGGCCCTCGACTTTCCAAAGATTGAGTTAAAGCTGATCGACCTGACGCTACGTATGTTCATTGAGCCTGTGTTGCGCCTAGACCGTGATATGTTGATTAAACATTTACAAGAAGTCATAGATCGCAAAGAACAGTTGCTTGATGAGTTGGCGTACAAGTTCGGGGCCCGTGAGGATGCCAAGACTATGCTGATGTCCAATGAAAAGTTCGCCGCTGCACTGGAGTCGCTGGGTGTTGAGCCGCCCCGCAAGGTGAGCCCGACCACAGGCAAGTTAGCGTTTGCGTTTGCCAAGACCGATGAGAAGTTCAAGGAGTTACTTGAGCACCCGAACGTAGACGTGCAAGCACTGGTGTCGGCACGGTTTGGGAACAAGACGACCATTGAGGAAACTCGTACTGCTCGGTTCATTGGTATGGCAGACCGTGGGTTGTTCCCTGTGCCCCTGCGGTACTACGGTGCACACTCAGGCCGCTGGTCGGGGCAAGACTCTGTGAACTTGCAGAACCTACCTAGCCGTGGGGAGAACGCAGGGAAGATCAAGAAGGCTATCTTGCCGCCCGAAGGCTATGTGATTATTGATTGCGACTCTGCACAGATTGAGGCACGTACGTTGGCGTGGCTTGCAGGTCAGCATGACCTCGTTGATGCATTTGAAAGGAAAGATGATGTCTACAAGATTATGGCGTCGGCAATTTACGGCAAGCCCGTTTCGGAGATCACCAAAGACGAACGATTCGTCGGCAAAACTACGATTCTTGGTGCAGGCTATGGCATGGGGGCGGCGAAGTTTAAAGCACAACTTAAAAATTTTGGTGTTGAAGTATCGGGCGAGGAAGCTAAGCGAATCGTTGATACTTACCGAACTACATATCCGAAAATTACTAGGCTCTGGAAAGCGGCTGAAGAAGGTCTCAAAGCGTTATCGTTTAACAACGGGGCGCAGGTGGACGCGCAGGGCGTAATCAAGGTTGTGCCGAACAAAGGGTTTTCCCTACCCAATGGTTTGTTTATTCAATACCCAGACTTGCAGAAAGTTTCAGTAGAGAACAAAGACCAGTGGCGCTATATGTCCAAGGGGCGGCCTGTGTACATCTATGGTGGTAAGTGTGTGGAGAACTTCACGCAAGCTGTGGCCCGAATCATTGTGGGTGAGCAGATGCTGCGGATATCAAAAAGATATCAGGTGGTGCTTACCGTACATGATGCTGTGGCTTGTGTTGCACCCGCCGCCGAGCGGGATGAGGCTGTGCGCTTCGTTGAGGAGTGCATGTCATGGCGACCCAAGTGGGCTAAAGATTTACCGCTGTCCTGTGAATCAGGGGTTGGTTTGTCATACGGCGACTGTTAGAATAGGCGGTCAAATCAACGTGGTAAATCTATGGCACTAGCTCATTCGTACTCGGCAATCAAAGACTTTGAATCCTGCCCCCGTAAATACCACGTTGTCCGTATATTAAAGCAAGTCAAACAGAAAGACACAGAAGCTACCCTTTATGGGACTGCTGTGCATAAAGCATTTGAAGAGTTCATCCGTGATAAAACACCACTTCCAGAAACTTTTAAGAGTTACGAGCCATTCGTGGAACGTCTCGCCCAAATCCGTGCAGACGTACGATGCGAAGAAAAATTGGGAATACGTTCGGACTTCACCCCATGTGGATTTTTTGACAAAGACGTATGGTTCCGAGGCATACCCGACTTCCTTGCCATTGACCGCGAGAGAGGCGTTGCCCGCTTAGCCGACTACAAAACTGGTAAGACTAGCCGTTACGCAGATGTCGGTCAGTTAGAGCTTATGGCGGCTATGGTTATGTCGCACCACCCAGAAATAAATATCGTCAAGGGCGCATTGCTTTTTGTGGTGGTCGGTGATGTAATTAAGGCTGAGTTCAGTCGTGAACAGTTACCTGAAATCTTTTCTAAATGGGCGGGTAGGGCTAACATGATTGAAGCCGCCGTAGATCACGGCGTATGGAACCCCAAGCAGTCGGCCCTCTGCAGGTTTTGTCCAGTTAATACTTGTGAGTACAACAATGGCAACTAAACGAAATTACGCCAAGGAGGAGAAGTACGAAGACTCCCCCAAGCAAGTCAAGATGCGTGAAGCACGTAACAAGGCTCGTAAAGAATACGAGGCCAAGCATGGCAACCTGCCAAGCACCGTAGACGTAGACCATATCAAACCCCTGAGCAAGAAGGGCAAGCCCTTGGCTCTGAGTAACCTGCGGGCTGTTAGCGAGTCTGCTAACCGTAGCTTTGCGCGTGGCAAGAAGGGGCAGTTGGTTTCACAAGTTAGCAAAAAAGAACGTGCACAATCACGTTCAAAGTAAGGTATCATTGGTTCCATCGTGGTTGCTTCGTTAGAAGCGTTTAGCTAGGTAGGCAACTACCTAGCTATTTTTCTCCACTATAAGTTATACATTGTTTAATCATGCAAATCATCGACAATCGCGCACTACTGTTTAACACCCGCAAGGCAGACCAAATTACTGCCTTGATTCCCAAGAGCAAAATCCTGCAACAGAATGGGGATATGTCTCAAATCCTAGTCAACTGGGACTTTGACTCAACGCAACTGCTACGCAATATAGGTATCAAGGACGTGCCCTCACCGATCACGGCGAAGTACGCTTGGCCGGGGGTATATCAGCCGTTCGATCACCAACGCACCACTGCAGAATTCCTAACGCTACATCCACGTTGTTTCGTGTTTAACGAGGCAGGTACAGGTAAGACCAGTGCGGCGGCATGGGCGGCTGACTACCTAATGAATCAAGGGCGGGTCAAGCGGGTGCTGGTGGTGTGCCCTGTGTCGATCATGGACACAGCGTGGCGGTCAGATTTATTTAAGACGGTGATGCACCGTACAGTGGCTATCGCCCAAGGCTCTCGTGAGAAACGTGCGGCCATCATTAACGGCGGATATGAGTTCGTCATCATTAATTTTGACGGCGTGAAGGTAGTTACCGCTGAGCTTGCGGCTGGTGGGTTTGATTTAATCATTGTGGACGAAGCCAATGCAGTCAAGAGCGTGACGACCGACCGCTGGAAAGCCCTTGCGTCTTTGCTGAAACCCACGACTCGTTTGTGGATGATGACGGGTACACCTGCATCGCAGTCCCCGCTGGATGCCTACGGCTTGGCTAAGCTTGTGAACCCTGAGTCTGTGCCTAAGTTCCTTGGCTCGTTCCGTGACAGGGTTATGTTAAAAATTAACCAATACAAATGGGTTCCACGGCAGGAGTCCAAAAACATAGTGCATGAAATACTGCAACCTGCTATACGGTTTACCAAGGCTGAGTGTCTGGACTTGCCCGACCTGCTGTATTCCAATCGTGAGGTTCCGCTGACGCCACAACAAGCCAAGTACTACAACGCCCTCAAGCATCAGATGATGACGATTGCGGCAGGGGAGGAGATCACTGCAGTCAATGCCGCCTCAATGCTTAACAAACTTCTGCAGGTTTCGCAAGGGGCAGTCTATACGGACAATAAAGAAATCGTTGAGTTTGATGTTACCAACCGCTTCAACGAGCTGGTAGAGGTGATCGAGCAGACAGACAACAAGGTATTAGTGTTTATCCCATATAGGCACACCCTGCAGATGGTGGAGAATTCGCTCCTCAAACAAGGCTACACAGTGCAGACAATCCACGGCGGCGTATCGGCTACGACACGAGCAGAGATCATTAAGGAATTCCAGACCGAAGACGAACCACGTATACTTCTGCTTGTACCGCAAGCGACTGCACACGGCATCACGTTAACCCGAGCCGACCAAGTGGTATGGTGGGGCCCAGTTGCCTCCACAGAAATCTACCTGCAAGCCAACTCCCGAGCGCACCGAGCAGGTCAGACCAATCACGTCACAGTGACGCACCTGCAGGGCAGTCCTGTTGAGAAGCGCATGTACGTCATGCTGCAAAACAAAATCGACCTTCATCAAGGATTAGTTGATCTTTACAAACAGGAGCTTGATATGTGACCTTAAACAATGTATAATTTAATCTCGTTCAACGCAAATCAAAGGAATCAATATGAGTGATGTAAGCAAATTGGTGCGGGTATACATCAAAATACGCGACGCCAAGGAAATTAAAAAGAAGCAGATGGAAGAAGAACTAGCTGCTCTCGACCACCAACTAGAAGCCATTGAGCAGGAACTGCTTGAGGTATGCAAATCTACAGGCCAAGACGGTGGCAAGACCCCGTTTGGTTCATTCACTAGGGGCGTCAAAACCCGATACTGGACTAGCGACTGGGACAGTATGTACAAGTTCATCCGTGAGCACGATGTGCCAGACCTTTTGGAAAGACGAATTGCCCAGACTAATTTCAAGCAATTTGTCACCGAAAATCCGGGGCTCATGCCTGCAGGTGTTAACGTTGAGTCCAAGTACTCAATCACTGTTCGTCGTTCTAAATAACTTAAGGAAATCAAATGAGTAACCTAACCCTTTTCAAATCCGGCTCCGTCATCCCCGACTACCTGCGTGAAGCAAATGACTCCACCACCAGCGACATTGCTGGTAACTCCGGTGGCAAACAAATCTCAATCAAGGGCGGCGTGTGGCGCATGATTGTTGGCGGCGAAGAAGTCTCCAAGAATGAAGACCGTGCCATGAACTTCGTCATCATTGCATCAGGCAAGGGCGTGACCCGCACGTTCTACGCAGAGAAGTATGAAGAAGGCAAGGACATCAAACCAGCTTGCTGGTCTGCCGAAGGTGAGAAGCCCAATGAAGAAGTGCCAAACCCCCAGCACCCCACCTGCATGGGCTGCCCACAAAACATCGAAGGTTCCGGCGAAGGTAAGTCCCGCGCTTGCCGCTTCAGCAAGCGTTTGGCTGTGACTTTGGAAAACGATATCAGCGGCAATGTGTACCGTATGTCTGTGCCTAGCAAGTCTTACTTTGGTAAGGCTGAGGGTGAGAAGATGGGTCTGCAAGCCTTTGGTAAGTTCCTCAAGGGTCACGGTCTGCCGATCACTGGCATCGTTACCGAAGCCCGCTTTGATACCAGCGAAGCTGTGCCTGTTCTGAAGTTCCGTGCTGTGCGCCCCCTGACTCGTGAAGAGTGGAACACCGCCAAGTCCCAGAGCGAAAGCGAAGACGCCAAGCAAGCCATTGAGTTCAAGATGGTTCCTAGCAAGAGCGAAACTGCCCCTGCCCTGCCTGCGGCTTTCAAGAACACACCTGCTATCAAGCATGAGGAAGCTGAAGAAGTTGAGGACGCACCCGTCAAAGAACCCGTGAAACGTACCGTGAAACAAAAGGCTGAACCTAAGCCTGAGGTAGCTAAGAACGTCTCAGACATCCTGAACGACTGGGCAACAGACGACGATGAATAAACCGGTAAGGGGGTACGACTCCCTTTTCATCCAGCGAGTAAAGTCAGCCGACTTGGATAAGGAAGTCAAGGCGCTAGCCTTGGCATGTATAAAACATGCAGTATCCATTAGTCAAGCGGCAGACTTGCTCAAAGTTACACGGGCGACTGTGTACAACTGGATGACAGGGCGAACAAAACCGTACCCCAAATATCTGGCAGTGATGCCTGAAGTTACAGCGCAAATTAAACAGCAGTAACCAAATCCGGTGGGCGGCAGGGAGACTTGCCGCCCTTTTTCCCTCTTAGCTATGCCGAGGCTATGTGAATGATTTTCTGACAAC